TTTTAAATTTTACATCTACTGATCTTGCAACATCCCCCTCAACTTTATGCAATCCAAAGTTTAATTCACTTCTCAGTTTTTGAAGTTTTGTTTCAATTGTTTTTACTTGGGTTCTTAATTCTCTCTCTCGAATAGCAAATTTTCCCTTAACTTCCTCTTCAAGTGCTTGAACTTCCATTTGTTTTTTATTTAATATATCTACAGACTTTTTTATACGAGTCTCTATATCTTGAAGATTCTTTTGAAACGCTTCTAAATCACGTTCAATCTCCAATGCGTCGATTAGGGTAATTTTAGGAAAATTAATATCTCCCATATATTGCCAACCCACTAAAATTGCCATCACTACTATGATTAACCATTTTATAACTTCACTATAAATTTTTAAAATCTGTTTACGTTTGTGTTCCAACTGTTATCCAAGCCGCAGAAGTCTTCACCTTCAGAGTTTCAGTAGACGTATCATATACGATTTCTCCTTCCACTCCTGTTGGTAAACTGCCTGTTGCATATGATGGTACATGCAACGCCGTCGTTGCGAATGTTGTTGTCACATTCTGAGTTGTCACATTTATAGTTGATGATACTAATGCCATTCTTATTCTCCTTGTGTTTGAGTTTCTTCCTCTGTATCCAGATTCCAGATTCCCAATTTTCCTTTAATTTGTATAGGTAAATTTGCTATTTCGGGGTTTTCAAATACCCATGCATATTTATCTTTCTCGTCTATGTCACAACAGCCCCATTTACTAGCCTCTTCTACAGTTACTTGTTCTGATATTCTTAAAATATCAACAAGTTCCACTTTTCCTAATAAAGAACCATGAGTTGTCATGAAATGCCAATCTAAATGATTGGGTTTCAGTCTTTCAATACCATTTGTTAAATATATAGAATTTTCTTTTGATGGTTGTTTAGCCGAATGTATGTACAATTGACCTCGATACTTTGTATTCCAAGATCTAATCTCATACTTTTTTACCCCCGCTAAAATTAAAAAAGCGTATGGATTTTTAACTGTTAAAACTTTTAAATGATTCATTACTTGATCTAAGGAGCTTCCTGCCTCCGGTATGATTGTAGAATGTCTGTTTTGTCAAGTTTGTAAGTTTAAGTGCATCCTTTAAAGTTCTACCATTTAAAACCAAATTCGAAGCTTCCTTTACTTTAACTTTTATCTTTACCTTTCGCTCTGGTTCATAATCTGTATATCTTTCAATTGCTGGCCATCTTGATTTATTTCTTGTCATAGCCTGATGTAATGTCCAATTCCCTCTTAAATAATCAGAATAAGCCATCTGTGCTCTCTTTTTTGTTATAGAAAGATCATATGGCCTACCTGCTGGAATATGATATACTGGAACAAGCGACTGTTTACCCTTTTTTGTATTATATTTTGCTATTCTATTAATTGGAAAACATAACCTAATTGGTGTATTGATATCAATTTTATTTCCAAATTTATATTCAACATCTTCCACCATCTGTTCATGACTTGAACAATGTTCATCAAATATATCCCACATCCACCAATGAAATGAATTGGCATAACATGCATCTTCAAATGTATACTCATCCATAGTAACAGGTCTCCAAGGATCACCTGTTACTGGATGATAATCACACAATTCTTCTAAATATGTCCTTCTAATTAATGAAGTCATTTTTTAAAATCACGCCCCATCTCTTGATCTCTTTCAGCAGATTTCAACATTTGTTTAAAATCTCGCTGTTTTTGTTTTCTTGCCTCATCACTTTTCATTCTTTTTTTAAGAGAGGGCTTAGCATAATATTTTCTAGATTTTAATTCCTTAAAAAGTCCTTCATTTACTAAAATACTTTTCAATTTTGAAATAGCTTTAACTGAATTATTATCATAAACTTTAATACTTATCATAATTTTCCTTCATGGTTTTTTTTCAATTTTTGGTTTAAATGCATTCACACCATACATTTTATCTACATCTATATGCAGCACTTTTACAAGAACATCTTTTATACGTAAAAAACGTTTATCTCGAATAATAGAAATATCAACTCTATCACCAATATGATAGTTTATTAATTTGTCTGAAAATTCAACACCATTATTTATAAATGTATTATCTATCCCTATTATAGTATCCCATGGCCGTAAACCTTTTGGTATTGTTTTATCTACATACTTTTCATCATTCATCAACAATCCATATGTATTTGGAATTGTCACAGTAATTGTAGGAAAATCTCTTGATATTTTATCTAGTTGTGATTTTTTTCCCCATAATGGAATAATCATTATTCCCAATGCAGGGCGATCAGCTTTACCTGTTGTTATCATCTGAGCCACTGAATTTCTAACAATATCACTCCTAATTGCTATACCAACTCCCGCATTAGAATTGCCTCTAGATACAAGTAATGAATTAATTCCAACAATTTCACCCTTTGAATTAAGAAGAGGGCCTCCGGAATTTCCTTTATTGATTGCAGCATCTGTTTGAAGTGCTTTAATATAGGGATGTCTCGCATATCTTTCTACACTAGAAATTATGCCCTTTGATAAACTAAATACCATTCCCATAGGATGTCCAAGTGCAAATACTTCTTCTCCTAATTTTATGTCATTTTGTGGGGCGAACTTTAGAAATGGCACATCCTTTCCTTTACGATTGAGAACTTTAAGTAGGGCTAAATCGCCTAAGGGGTCTGTACCTATAACTTCTACTGAATAATCTCCCCAATCATTATCATCAAAATAATATAATTTTATACTTTTTTGGTCATGAACACAATGATAATTTGTTACTATGTGTCCTTCTTTGGTAACCACTGCTCCAGCACAAGTAGCCGAGGGCGTAGTTATTCCTGGATTTTCTATTGTGCTTACTTGTAATAATACTACTGATTCTCTCGCTTGTTCAATTATTTCTGTAGTAATCTCTGATGCTTCCAGAGTACTAGAGAACATGAATATAGAAAAGCATAACAAAATAACTCTTTTGAGCTTCTCCATCTTTTCCTTAAAAATTTAATGTGTTAGGTTCTTGAGGGGTTCTCTCTAATTCTTTGTTTTGGTCTGGTAATGACTCTTCTCTTAATGAATTAGTAGAATTGTCTGCTCCCCCATCCTTTTTAATTTCTTTTTTTGTTTCATTATCTGGTGTCGGCATTTTCATAAAAAAACTTGGTAAAGTTTCATACTTTCCAACGCATTCCATTGCTTTCAGCATAAAAAGATTTCCTCCCCATTCTGGATCAATAACCTTTTTTTTGTATTCCTTTACTTTATGTTCTTTTCTTAGCATATCCATTACACAAAAACAATGTTCGACCATTTGTCTTTGTGCTATGGGGCTTGGTATCTGACCTAGAATAGATGGATTGCTCAATACTACCCATCTTATAGTTCCTTGATAACATGCGCCTATTGTATCATAGATAAGTTGTGAAGTCCATGTATCATCATCTAATATTTTCGGAAATCCTCTTTCTGTGAACTGAGGCTCTTCTCCAGTTTTTAACTGGTTCCTTGCTTTATTCAGTTCATCTGCGCCCGCTTCTCCTGCTCTTACTACCGTAAGTTGCATGATAAACATACTCACAGGAAGTAATATTATTAAAAATATTAAAACCTTTTTTATAAAATATAATGGCGTAAATATTGTTTTACTAGTATAGTATTTCAACTCAACCCCAACTTTCTCTATTTAAAATTTAGATCCCTCATCGTCAATTGTTTATTCAATGGATCTCTAAGGTAGGCCTACCGCTTTCCTATTGATATTTAGGTGTTTGGAGATGGTGCGCCAGAGAGGATTCGAACCTCTGGCCAACAGCTTAGAAGGCTGTTGCTCTATCCGCTGAGCTACTGGCGCATAGTGTATGTTTGATTATATTTTAATAAAAGTACTAATATCTGTTCTAATTGTATCTACACAATCTTCGCAACCCACAACCCAAGTGGTGTGTTTTCTCACCCAAATAGTTCTGATTGTGTTCGCATTTACATTATAATATCTAAAACTAATAGTATTGTTGGGATATTTGTTCCAACATGTGCCTTTTACCAATGTCTCCCTCATTTTACTGAGGCCATCTTTATCTACAGTAGCAAATTTTGTTGATGGTATTGGACATGCTATAACTTTTGTACCCTCAAAGCTGGGGGAAGTGTATTCCGCTGCTCCGGATGTAGTAATCAAATAAGATCCAGGAACAACTTCTTTATAATTGGCTAAAAGTCCGGGTGCTAATGATTTTTGCCAGATTTTAGAACCAATTATGGTCGTCATATGTCTCCAATGATAATTACCTTCAGGAATTCCAAAAAATTTCTCTTTTTTTGGAAGAACTGTATGAGCAATTTCTGGTTGTTTTGGAGGAAGTTTTATAACCGTTTTTTCTTCATATACTTTGATTTTCTTACATCCAACACATTTTCCATCTTTAAATGGACAACCTGAGGGTACAGTACAAACATATTCATAGTAAACTGAATCAGATTCAGTCTTTTCTGTAACTTCAGACTTATCTGGACTCTCAGAAATAACTCCT